CGCAGAGTAACCGGAAGAACCAATCTGCGCATAGTCACCGGATGAACCAATCTGCGCATAGTCACCGGATGAACCAATCTGCGCATAGTCACCGGATGAACCAATCTGCGCAGAGTAACCGGAAGAACCAATCTTCGCAGAGTAACCGGAAGAACCAATCTGCGCAGAGTAACCGGAAGAACCAATCTGCGCAGAGTAACCGGAAGAACCAATCTTCGCAGAGTAACCGGAAGAACCAATCTGCGCATAGTCACCGGATGAACCAATCTGCGCATAGTCACCGGATGAACCAATCTTCGCAGAGTCACCGGATGAACCAATCTGCGCAGAGTCACCGGATGAACCAATCTTATTTTCGTCGGCATCTCCTATCTCTACAGTCGTTTTTTCGAGAACAAAATCAACGCACGTCTTAACAAATCCGGCAAACGACAGCTTTGCACCTACCTTCAGCTTGGTCGTGCAATCTTTCTTATTATCTTTTGTATCTGTCTCAGCAAGAGCTTCAACTTCCGCAAATTCGTTCATACTTCCTTTTTCATCTACGAAGCCGTAATAATTGAGAACGTCAAACGGATTTTTGCAAAAATGCATCCCCTTTTTACAAATCACGGCTTCTTCTTCTTCAAAAACAGTATTCTCCGCATATTGTTTTCCTTTGCATATAAGACCTTTTCTAAATCCTTTGTAGCCTTTCATTCTTTACTCCTCTCTATTCGTTCAACGATTCGTCCTGAACGCTCTCTACTTCCTCATATTCGCCAGCTACTTCATCAGGAGCGACCTCAGACATGTCAACGCTGATGCTGCTCTTGATCGTTTCATCATTGCTGACAGCTCTAAGGATGTCTGATCGGAGAGGTGCATATTTAAGGCATTTTTTTATAACCGTTTTCTTCGCCATTTCTTCAAAATTTGACTTCCACGGGCTAGAGCTGCTGTTGTATGACTGGCTGTATCTTCTTGCATGAGCATCAATGTCATCCTTGCTCATTACCTCAAAGCCGTATCCGCCGTTCTCAGCCTTCCAAAGAGCGTAAACAAGGATTAAGCTGCCCCTGTCTGTTAAAGCAGGCTTATGAACCAACTTCGGCTCTAAACCAAGCTCATATTCGAAAGTATCATTCTCATAAACGCACTGAGCCTGTACGGTCTGGATATTCGGATTTCTATAGACAAGGTCAATAAGGCCTTTATAGCCGATTTGGAACTGGCACTCCATCTTGCCGTGATTTCTGTACGGGATAAGATAAGCCTGACCGAGTGGCGTATTCGGTTCAAGACCAAGTTGCGCTGCATTCATCATGGCTGCCAAGAATGTTACAGGCGAACAGTCTCTAAGTTTTACGTTGTTATTCAAAGTGCTGAGCGCCATTCTTGTAAATCGTTCAGGAGTGATAACCTCTGGAAGTGCGTTCTTGATCTCTGGCGACATGGCCTTGATCATGTCCTCAATCTTCATGTTTTTTGTGATTTTTACATCTTTTGACTGTCCTGCTGCCTTTTCAGCTAAGGCTGTTTTTAAATCTGCCATTTTTATTCCTCCTGTAAATTCTTAATCAAAAAGCGTCTGCTTTCTGCTTTGTTTAAATACCCTTCATAGATTGCTGGAAGCTCTTTTTTAAGCTTTTTGCTATCTAACCTATTAGACGTCGTCGTCTTCCATGTTACGCGATAATGGTTAGACTCAGCGCGCTCAGCGTCCTTCATATAGAGTTTAATGTCCTGTTCAATCTGTTCTTTTTCTGTATTCAGCTTTTTAACAAGTTCATTAATCTCCATGATTCTATCTAACTTTTCGTCGTATCCGTATAATTCAACGGTTTCTACGTCTTCTCTGCTTCTTGGATAGAACTGCTTGAGCATGTCGCTATATGCATCGCTTCCATCTGGATCTGGGATGTCATCACCGATGATGTAGCTGTTCCAGAATCTTTCTTCTATTGATTCAAGAAATTTGATTGCATCATCATCTCTGTCTATTCTCTTCCAGACAAGGCCGCCGCCTGCACCCAATATCAGGCATGCGATATACCAGTGATCAAGACCTGTCACTGCCATATAATGCAAGCATTGAGCTTCATAATGTGGTGGAATCTTTCCGTTCTTCCACTGATCGGCACCGTAAGCGCTGCATGTCTTGCATTCGAGTCCTGCGGTCTCTCCGACGACCAATCTGTCGACGTTCGCCAACATGAAAGGATATTCGTCATGCTGGATGATGTAATTGCAGTGCCTAACCTTCTTTCCTGTCTCCTCGCAAAAACGCTTTGCGACGATGTCTTCAAAGTCTCGCCCCTGTCTCATTGCTTCATTGTCAGGTTTCGGCGGAATCTTGCTTTTTTTGTCAGCCCACACCGTCACCGGCGACACATACGGATTGAGACCGCAGATTGCACCGGCATCAGATCCGCCGATGCCTTTTTTTCTGTATTCGAGCCACTTTTCATGACTCATTTCTCTGGTTGATATTAGATTTTTCATTTTCTTCCCTTCTCAACGCCGAGGATCGTAAACAGAACGTCCTGCGTGACAGTTGCTTTGTTCTCAAAAAGCTCTGTCAAAATCATCATTTTTGTGTCTGATCTGACAAGATTTTCGAAATCTTCAACATAGATTTCAACAGTCTCTTTCAAAACCGGCAACGCTGTGATATAATCACGATGAGTGATTTTTTCATTTTTTTCGGCTGACTGGTTGGCGGACCAGTTGGCCTTTTCATTTTTGATAACCATTTTGTTTCCTCCTAAATATTAATCATTGTCTTCAAAATCGCCTCTCCATATCTCGTATAAGAGAATGGCAATGGATACCAGCAGGATGACCGCCGGAATTGACACGATAATCTTGAAAACCATTGAATTCAAAAGTTTCAAGATAACCGCCCACACTAAAGCAACTAGGGTCCCCATGCATACGCACGGAGCAGAAAGCGCTATCTTGTAAGCAAACTCATCCATCCACTCGTTTCTTCTATTCTTCATCCAGACCTCCAATGCTACTTGCGGCTGATCCGAACCAGAACGCCCCAAAGGCACAATACAAAGTGAATAACAGCGTCGAGATGTTAAAGCTAGTATTCACGAAGATACAAGTCGATGCTAGGAACGCCAGCAGATGCAAGCCACAGCATACCTCACAGGCTGCCACCTTGATCGGGCTGATAGCCGGGCGGTCGTCAACCTCTTCACATTCGACGTAGATCGTCTTTTCTCTCTTCTCCCACTCAGGAATTTGCAACCTGCTCATTTTTCTCCATCTCCTTTTTCTTTCTTCTTTCTTCTGCTGCGATAAGCGACGGCCCTATTCTCCGCAGTGCCCTGCGAATATTTTCATAGCGGCGTTCCCTCTCTTCTGGTGTCAGTATCGGCCTATAGAGGTAAACCGTACAGGTTTCGAAATGAAGCACGTTTGCGAGATACAGATCGTCGTCATTTCCTTTTCTTTTCATGCGCTCACCATCCTTCCAATCAGCTGGCAGCCTTCAAAAACTTATTGATGAAATACTGCTGACCTTTGCCTGTGACTTTGACTGTCTTTTTGACTTCTGTAGAGCCATCCGAACGGACGATCACAGTCTCCTTTGTTGTCAGGATGCCAAGGTCGGCGCTTCGCTGTGTCGGCGTATTGTAAGCGCTGCCTTTCTGCCGGATCAGATAGCCATTTTTTCTCATCCAATCAAACAGTCTGTTCTGACCGATATCGATGCCGTTCTGTCTCAAGAGCTTAGCAAGCTCTCCGATCAGAATCGCTGTGCTACTTGCGGCTACAGCATCGGCGAAAATTTCTTTTGGCTTCATTCTGGCTGTATCCTCAAGAAGAACCTTGTTATCTGCTTTCAGACGGTCAATCTCTTTGTCAGCAAGCTTTAAAGCTCTTGCCATCACCTGTTCCGGTGTGTTCCATGCTTTTTCAAGGTCAAGAAAATATTGTCTATACTGTCTTCCTTTATCCGACCGCTGAAGCATACAAATCTGCTTTGCCATGTCGATAGAAATTTGATAGTCCTGCAACTCCTGTTTTGCTAGGGTGTTAAATTCTTTACACCCTACATAATCGGAATTTTCCTCAAAACCGTACTGCAACTGACGATTGAACCATGACTGAAAACGTTCAGACACTTCTAATCCGTTATGCAGCTCTCTCGCCGACACGGTCGGCTGTTCGTTGTCGTAATTGACTTTCACAATATCGTTCATGCTATGCCTCCTCAATAATATCTACTGTTTCGCATCCGAGCGCCTTTGCAAATTTTTCGGCGCTGCTCTGTCTTATGTTCTGACTGTTCAGAAGCACATAAATTCGGCTTCTTGAACAGCCGTAAGTCTTCGCCAGCTCGTCAATGGTCATCTTCTTTCTAATCATAGAAATTCTGACTTTGTCTCTACTGAGCTTCATCTTTTTAACTCCTTTCGTTTATTGTTATTAACAGTTATACTGTTAATTGATGTACCGTAACTGCAAAAATTAAATTCTTATGCACCTCTTTCTTTCTGCTCTAATTTCGCTGCTTCTGCCATCATTGCGAGTGTTCCAGCCGTCCCAGATACTCTTCCGAGATCATACAGGCTCTGAATCTTATCGCAATATTCCAAAATGTCATCATACGCCTGATGGCGCTCCATCTTTGTCATTTTCTCAGCCATTCAAAGGCCCCCTTTCTTATATTTTTAAATCCGGCGCTTGCTTTGACGCTACGGCTTAACCGACGCCGGGATACTCATCTCAAAAGTAATATAAGCATTGACAGCCACCAAACTCCATATTCAATCTGCTTAGTATTATTGTGTTCTTTTGTTGCCTGATTGAATTTAAACCACCAGTACAGCTCCATGGCAAAACATAAGATTTTAAATACCATCTTTATTCCTCCAACGCTTTCAATGCTTCTGCGTAATTATCTGCGCATCTTTCAATTTCAAATGTGGCTTTCAAAAGCTTATTAAATTCCTCTTGTGTAATTGCTTTCTCAAAATCCATAACGATAATGATTCCTCTTGCAAGCCCCAACTGGAAATAGGCGTCTTTGTATTTACCCTTATAAAGGTAATCTCTCGAACATTCAAAAGCGTTGCGAATCATCTCGCAATATTCTTTCTTAGATATCTTCATGTTTTTTCCTTTCTGACCTGCCATCATCAGTGCCGGGTGGTCACTCATCTTCCAATTCCTTCTCCATCCGGTTTAATACTTCTTCTGTAATACCTGCTGCCAGAAGCTCTCGGCCTCGTTTCTCATGCCATCTGAGCTGATACATGTACTGCCTGCGGCGATTCTTCACCTGCTGCTCATGCTTTGAAAGCTTCACATGATCCGATTCTAGTAACCTCTCAATTTCCTGTTCAACCTGTTCGTCTGTCATATATTCTCGTTTCATTCTTTCCTTCCTTTCCGGGAGGCCTGCCGCCTCCCTGTGCTCTATTTAATTTTCATCAATGACTCTGACAAGATCAAATCCGTTGTCATTGATATACTTTTCGACTTCTTTTTCTGTTCCGGCTTTTAATGTAAAGCCGCATGCCTTTGTGATTTTCTCTAAGTAATAAACGCCTTCGTTTTCTCTTAAAAAGAAATTTTTCTTTCTTCCCTGTTTGTATTCTGCGATAACCATTTTTTATTTCCTCCTGTGGTTGGTTTGTGTTTGACTTTGTATGATTATTATAGCCCATTAGTCACACTTTGTCAATCTATTTTTGAAATATTTTTATTTTTTGTTTGACATTGTATGACTAATGATATATAATAGAATCATCAGAAGAGAGGTGATAAAATGAAGGACCAAGTGAGAGCGCTTCGCCAATCTCTGAATTTATCGCAAGAGGATTTTGCTGAAAAAGTAGGACTTACAAAGAATTATATTTCTCTTGTAGAGACTGGAAAACGTTCACTTGCGGATAGAACAATACGAGATATATGCCGAATGTATTCCGTCAATGAGCATTGGCTCAGGACGGGAGAAGGCGAACCTTATATAAAAGGTTCTGAGGACGAACTGGCAGAGCTTGTCGGACGTCTCTATAAAGATAGAGGCTCTATGAGATATAAAATGTCTTTGGAGCTTTGTCGGTCGATGGAGAAGATGACAGACGAACAGCTGATGGCGTTCGCTGAATTCGTCAAAAGGCTTGCTGAAGCGGCAACGCCAGAAGAATGATAGTTGGGAATCCCCGGAACAATCCGGGGCTATTCCTGATATATAAAGAAAGGAAGTAGAGGGAACATGAAAAAATTCATCTGTACAGCGGTCACATTCGCTATGATCGTTGCAAGCATCACAGCATGTGGTGGCAAGACTACAGAGACACAGGCACCGGCAACAGAAGCAGCTCAAAGCGTGGCTGTATCTGAGGCACCAGAAACAGAAGCGGCTACAGAAGCGGCCGCCGGAGTTGATTTTTCCGGTGACTATGAAGATATGGGAGACGGCACAATGTACATCGCTTGTGCATCCGGCACATCTGAGGATGGAAACGTTCCAGTACTCTTCGAAGCAGCGGACACTGTTCTGGATCAGATCGGTCTTGACTCAACGGGTATGGACGGATCACATCTGTCATACATCTATATTGATGGAAAAGAGACAGCGAAAGAACAGCTCGCAGAGTCCCAGATATCACTTGATTTACAGGGCGACGCACTCAAGGTAGGCGTTCACAAAGTAGAAGTTGTTCAGTATGACAATGACGAGCCAAGCGGTACAGTAATTACATACAAGGTAGCATCTTATGAGGTGAAAAATAAGTAGTTTAAAGGCCTCTCACAGTTCGTGAGGGGCCTTTTGCTTATATATCAACTGAATACATCAACTGAATTGAGTTGATACAACTATAATATCAAGTTGATTATTAACTTGTAGATGAAAAGCAGCAGCGAGCTGTCTTCTATCTCATCAATGTGCTTCTTAATGTACATTTTTAGGTCGTCGTTACTCATATACTACAATCCCGCTTTCTGAATCGCTTGCCAATTTTGCCCGCAAGCTTAAAAAACCAACACGTTCGTTCATCTCGAGGCTTCCTGAGCCTCGACAATACACCGTGAACAGCCGTTACGGTGTCACAGTCCGCATCAAGGAGCATCTGCTCAATCTCCCTGATCTGCTTCTTCTTGTTCATGTGCACCATCCCAATCATTTTTAACGTTTCTATATAATATTAGTTACGATTATATTCTATCAAATCAGTCGGATTTGCATAATTATCAATTTAACGCAAAAAAGAGGGAAATAATTTACGCCGAAATATGACAGTTTAAGGAAGTGCTTTTAATATGAAAAAATATGACATTTCGGAAAGATTCGCAAAAATGTGGAGGACATCAAGGGAAGCGGCTGGAAAGAGTCAAGACTACATGGCCAAGGCTCTGGGAGTAAGTAAAAAGACGGTCCAGAACTGGGAGAATGGGACGTCTTGCCCGTCTCAGCAAATGGGTTTTGAATGGTTCATGGTTCTCGGTGTCCAGCCGATGCCGTATTATTTAAAGCTTCTCTATCCGTACGAATTTGATCGGATCGAACCCGGTGCGAATGAAAAGGATGTCGGGTTTGCGCTTCTGACGCTTGTATCTAATCTAACTGTAGATCAGAAACGGAAACTTCTATACATCCTGCAAGGCTGCCACGGATCGTCCCCGATCTGTATCATAGAAATGCTGACGGCCTACTTGCAGACACCGCTGGAATACCGATTAAACATCGCCGCAAGCATAGCGATAAGTTATGAAGTGTCAGAATCGAAAGACATCTTGAACAATCCGGCACACGTGCAACCGAACATGAGCCTTCTGAATCTTGCGATTAAGCGGGGACGGCAGGCAGTTATTGACGGAAAAGGATGCTACACAATTGTGATGCCAAACGAGAGTGAAAAAGGGCAAAAATAAAAGCCCCGTTTGGCGCCGGGGCTTTTATCGAAAGGCGGTTTCATGCATCGAGTACTTGATACTTGTACACGAAATGGGTATTTACACGCTAGAGAGCATGTGTGTTGGTAAGTGTATGCATGTGGTATTGCACAACACAAAAAGAAAAAAATGAATGTATGTACTTACGTACTTTCATTATACTGTGATTGCAAAAAATTACAATAAAAAAATGAGGAAAAAACAAAATGGATGAATACTATATATATCTAAGAAAAAGTCGAGCTGACAGTCCTCTTGAATCTGTAGAGGATGTACTTGCCAGGCACGAAACAATGCTGCAGGAACTGGCACTGAAAAAGCTCGGCTATCGCATCCGCGAAGATCACATTCTTCGTGAAGTCGTATCCGGCGAAACTATCATTGAACGTCCGAAGATGATAGAGCTGCTGCGGATCATCGAATCTGACAATGTTAAGGCTGTTCTTACCGTCGAACCACAGCGACTCACAAGAGGCGATCTGGAAGACTGTGGAAAGGTCGAAAACGCTTTCAGGTATTCGAACACGCGCATTATAACCCTTCAAATGGAATACGACCTGTCGAACAAGATGCAGCGTAAATTTTTTGAACAGGAACTAATGCGAGGGAACGACTATCTTGAGTATACAAAGGAGATTCTTTGGCGAGGTCGAGTCCTGTCGGCTCAGAAAGGGAATTTTATCGGAAGCATACCGCCGTACGGTTACGACAAGGCAAATGACGAAATCGGACCGACACTGGAAGCCGGTGAGTTCGGTTGGGTCGTAACGAAGATTTTTGACATGAAATTTTTTGAACACAAAAGTCTGGGACGAATTGCGTTCTATTTAAACAGCATAAACGTCAAGCCACCAAGGGGCAAAAAATGGGAACGTTCTTCTGTGCGCTTCATTCTTCAGAATCCTCACTACAAAGGATACGTCCGTTTTGCGTATACAAAAACCGAATTTTCGTATGAAGACGGGCATCTTGTAAGAAAGAAAAGCACGGCCGACCCCGAAGACGTTGTATTAGTAAGAGGAAGACACAAGGGCCTTGTAGAAGAATATGTATATGACGGTGTGCAAATAATGCTCAAAAACGACCCTCGTGCACACATAGATCATGCAATCAAAAACCCTCTAGCCGGACTGGTATACTGTTCTGAATGTGGCCGATCAATGACACGGCACCCTTATCAAGGGAACACAAAGGACCGTATAGAATGCCGGACAAAAGGGTGTGGAGGAAAGTCTGCTTACCTGGACGACGCGATAAAGAACGTCTCAAATTCGCTTGAGTCGATCTCTATAGAATTAGAAGCGAAAACAAACAGCAGTGATTCGGACGATGACAGCATTTACACAAAGCAGATACAGAGGATGGAAGATGAGCTACAATCGATGGCAGAGCAAGAAAAGAAACAATACGACCTACTTGAAAAGGGAATCTATTCGGAAGAGGTTTTTTTAGAGCGTAACGGCTCTATCAGGGCGGAAATGAATGATCTGAGCCAAAAGATAGACGCATTAAAGAAGAACCGGCCGAAGCGTATAAATTACAGTGATCAAGTTGTCAGATTACGAGCTGCAGTTGATGGTCTCAGGAATGATGATCTTTCAGCGGAAGAGAAAAATATACTTCTCAAAAACGCTGTGAAGAGGATAGATTATATATTTTTAGGAAGAAAAGAAAAACCATCATACGCGCTCGATATAGAGCTTTTAATTTGACGCTTTCAGATATACATCATGAGTATTCGGATTCATCTGCATACTCATGATGTATATATTTTTATATTTTTTAAACTTTTTAATTTTATCTCTTGACTATTGGACACCAATATGCTATAATAAAGACAGTTAAGGAAGACAACATACCAAACAAAAAGGAGATATGAAATATGAAAACATTAGCAAACGAAATCAAAAAGGCACTTGTAAATAAGGAAATGTATTTTACAGAACTTGATTCTTACATGGTTGAAAACGGTTATTATTCCGTTCTCGATGATGGTGCAACAGATGATATCAAAGCTGACAAAGATGTATTCTATACAGCTTGTGATACAGATGTGTGCGAAATTAAAATTAACTTTGAAATCACTATTGACTGTGGTGAAGACGAAGATACAGCTAACTTCATATTAAAGGTTACTGATGTTTGTGAATTCTAGGAGGTAAACAAATGAGTGATCGTTTTAAAAAAATAGAAGGACAACGATTTGGGCGACTCGTGGCTATATCTCCTACCGAAAAAAGAGATACTAACGGGAGTGTAATCTGGAAATGTAAATGCGATTGCGGTAATATTGCCGAAGTATCAGCTAAAAGCCTTACGGCTGAATCAGGAAGGAATACACGGAGCTGTGGATGCGTATTAAAAGATTATCAACGTACCAAAGGTGCGCAGATTCTTAGAGAAGAAGTAAAAAAAGACTGTGTTGAGGGCACAAAAATCAATTCGTTATCTAGGAAAATATCTATCAACAATACATCTGGAATCAAGGGTGTATCGTGGGATAAAAGAAAAAGTAAATGGATAGCACAAATTTGTTTTAAAAGAACAAATTACAGACTAGGCTATTATGACAATATAGAAGATGCTGCAAAAGCAAGAAAAGACGCAGAAGAAAAATTTTACAAACCGATAATAGAAAAATACAAAGGAGAAAAAAATGACAGAAGTTAAGAGAAACATCATGTTTAACAAGGCCGGTGGAAACGCCGGCAAGAACTCATACACATACCGATTATCTGTTCCGGTGGCCATGATCGAGGCGCTGGGAATAACACCGGATGACCGGGAGGTCATTCTGAAGATAGAGGCCGGAAAAGTTATTGTAGAAAAAACACAATAGTTATTGACTATTGGACACCAATATGCTATAATAAAGACAGTTAAAGAAAACCAAGGAGGAAATGAAGATGAAATACGAAATTAGAACGACAGCTGTTAATGATCCAGAAGCCGTAGGATGCGGAATTGTTACAGAAGCTTACTTCGGCGGAGCTACACTTCCGTATACAAAGGAATGGAAATATGTACCTAGTGGCATACTCTCTGATGAAAAAAACTTCATTACAGAATATAGAAATATAGAGGAGGAATAAAAATGACAAATATTGAAGTTTTAATGCAGGATGGATGTACAAAGGCAGAAGCGGAAAATCACCTGAAGAGAGGCACAGTCGTATATGAAGAATCTGACAGAGATTACTTTATCGAAGAGTCCGTATCGCAGGGATTCACGGCAGAGGAAGCTTTGGACAATTGGAACAATTTGCCACAGGTAGACAATTATCGCATCATGTATGTATTATAAGGCAGGAAAATATGAAAATTTCTGAATTATGGGATACATTCCGATATGAGCTTGATGATCTGAGAGAACAATGCGTTGAAGAAGGAAACGATCCAGAAGGAGATATATTCGATTCGATGGCGGACGAGCTGTACAAAAGGTACATGGAAGCCGAGAAAAAATGCGAAGACTACAGCGACTATTATTAGAACTCAAAAGGACGGGAATCAATCTCCCGCCCTTTTTTCACTTTTCAGCCGTTCTACAACAGCTGTGTACTCTTTCGGGTATATGGCCCGTATCGCTTCCATGTGCTCATCCATGACGGATATAAGCGCATCTACAGGCACACTGTAAGCAGCCTGAGAGAATTCGCTCTGAGGCTCGTCTGCGACTATCTGGCGCGGATTTGAAGCACTATAGCTGTATTCCTCTACTTTTCGTACCCGCTCCGGTTCTCTTCCATTCTGAAGCCCGTCACGGACCGTATAGAGGCACGCCAGTTTTTCGCAGACTGCATAATTTGTGCCGCCCGCTTCAAGCTTCGCAATCTCAGCATTAATCTCGTTCAAATCCACGCCTTTCACCGCCTATCCCTGTAATTCTTCCAGTGCCCTTTTAAGCGACGCTCTATCCGTCTGAGAGAGATCGTCACGGTCCATCATATCTCTGATCTGATCAGAAAGATAGTCACGACATCTACTCATTTCTCGCCCGTCTCCTCTGGAATAATGGCCTCGAACATAGTGACGTCCTCTGTTCGCATAACTCATGCCTCGGTCGTCCATTCGCATTCCATCACGGGCATATGTGCCGGATGCTCTCCAATCGCCGTCCATGGAGTAGCCGTTGTCGTCGATATACATGATTTTTTCAATGTTCTTGACGGTATCAGTAAGCTTATGCACTGTCTCAAGGTCTCCGGCACTCATTTCGCCCTTCTTAGCAATCTCATCAAGCTCTTTGCAGAGCATTTCTTTCAGGTCATACAATGTATTTTTGTTCATGTTCACACCTCCATTATGCAACTCGCTCAACGATCATGTTCGCGTTGCTGATATTAATAGCCTCTGTGGATACATTCTCTAATGCAACCGTCACGCAGCACCCTCTAGGTACGTCGATATAAGACGCAACATAGACGTTGAAAAAGTTTTCTACCGTAGCAGGTGTGACAATTGCAGTTGCTGAATTAAGAGGCTCCCCGTCAATCGCCAGAGCCACGGAGATAGCTTCAACTGTGCCGCCTGTAGGTATAGCGATATTGCCTCCAAAGCTGACTCTATAGCGGGCCTTACACTGATTCGTCGTGCCTCTTAGTGTTACGATGCCGGCACCCTCTCTATGAATAATGCCGCATCCACCTTTGACCGCTGTCTCTGTAAGAGGAAGGTTCTGGCCAGCGGCGACTAGAACTGTATTAGAATTTGTATATTCTGCCATTTTTTCACGCTCCTTTAAATAAAAAGTGGCAGGGCAACACCCCGCCACTTAAGCAGTATCAGCGGAGGAGTGCTGACCATGTCGATATGCGACAAGCTGCCTTATGTCATTATTCAATTAGCATCCGCAGCCTGTGCCGCAGTTGCCGTACTGATAAGGTGCCGGAACTGGGAATGCCGGAACAGGTCTTGGATTGTAGTAAGCAAACTGGCCTGTCATGTACGCTTTAAGCGTATCATTCTGAGCCGCCTGACTTGCTGCAAGCTGTGCTGCAAAAAGCTGCTGGCTCTGCTCTGCAATCTTCGCATCCTTCGCTTCGATTCTCTGTGCGGTCATAGCATCGAGAATGGCTCTTGCGTTGGCGTTCTGATTGTCGATGATATCTCTCGCGGCTGTATTGACACTCTGTCGTGTCTCGCAAGACTGCTGTGCAAGGTTGTAGTTAACGCCCTGAATAGCTTCTCTTGTCTCACAGCAGCAATTAGCCTGCTGCATCTGCATAGCATTAAGCTGCTGCATCAGTCCGGCCTGCTGGTTGGCTCTGGAAATCTCCGCAGACATGAAGCCGTTGCTCAAATTCTGCTGCACACCGTTCACAAGCTGAGCCTGTGAATAGAATCCGTCGCACAAGCCATTGTTGACGTTGTCAATTTTTCTTTCAATGTTCGCGAAGTCGGATGTCAGGACGTATCCGTCTACTACTCCCGCACCTCCGTTTCTGTTTCCGCCAAATCCGCCGATGCCGCCCCATCCGCAAAAAACGAAAAGAAAAAGGATAATAATCCACCACGCACCGCCGTCGCCCCATGTTCCATTGTTGTTATTGCCTGTCACCGCCGCAAAGTCGGCAGGGGTCATTTCACTTGTTGTTAAGCTCATTCAAACACACTCCTTTTTTATCTATTAAACCATTGGCCATGATTTTTTCATTTATGTCCATTCCCTCCGATGAGGCTTTGGAACTGCTTTGCCATCGACTGTAGCTGATTCAACTGATCCTGATTCATTTGACCACTCTGAAGAAGATTCATGACGGCCTGCTTCGGATCTCCCGTGAAAGAGTTTTTAAACTGATTGAACTGCTGTATCATCTGCATTGGATTATTCGGAATCTGCTGCATCATTTGCGATCGCTCCTCTCTTTTCAAGAACGCCTACACGCTCTTCTAGTGACTTAAGTTGTTTCTCTATAACATTATCCGCATCCGTCCGTTTAGACTCTGGATTCGGAGTCTGTGCACCTTTTCGGGTGTATTCGAACACTTCCATATATGGCTTTCCCGTCTGATCGGCTCTCTTTTCGTAGAATACCGGGGCAGTGCTGTCCCACAATCGAACAAATCCGTTCGGCGCTACTAGATAAGCCTGCGCTGCTCCCTCTCCCTGTACCCAGATTCGTTCATCTGGATTGGTCGGCTGCTGCTGAACCGGTTGATTCATCTGGTTGAATGCGTTCTGCATCCGAAGCTGACTCAGCTGATCAGGAACAGGTGGATTGTATCCGCCACCAAAATTCGGATACTGTGAATAACTATTCATGTTCATATTTCCGTAAGGATAATTCATGCGCTCTCCTCCTTTTTATGCCAGTAGTACAGCGGGATTTCTTGCCCTGAATCCCATGTGTCGTACCAATCTCCGTTGACTAGTGCCACCACATGGCCGGACAAGGCTAATATATAGATGCCTTTCTGATGCTCTCTGGCGAAATCTGAGACGGTATATATCTTACCGTGTACGTCTGGAACCATCTTTCTTGAAAAGCCTATATCTAACAGATATGCGCCCCATACACTGTTGGCTGACGGCATATCGGACATTAACAGACCGTACAAGCACAGCTGCACATAAGTATATTGCCAGCTCTGATCTGTCGCCTTACTGATTGCCCGGACTGTACAGTCTCCGACTCTCGCTGCTATCGGATTGGGGTTGTATCGCTTATACATCGGCATCCCCCTTTCTACTGTATATTTAAGCAAAAAAATATAGCGTATCCCACGAATCAGATACGCTATATTTACGCATATTATTTATTTTTTAATTCTTTTGCATAGGCTACAACCCAAGGAATTGACAGGAGCTTGTCTGCGGCGTTGTACCAGATTTTCTGAACATTCCGTACTGAAATATCCATCACTTCCGCCGCCTTTTCCTGTGTATAACATTCGTCCAGAAGAAGGCTGACAGCCTCTTTCTCTCTTCTGTTCAGCCGTGCCCGGATCATCGCAAATTCGATGATCTGACTGTCTCCACAATCCCAAAAGTATTTGATTAAGCCTCTATCCATGCTTTTTAAATGCACAATATACAAGACATAAGATATTAAAAACGGCTGAAAGAGTAAGAGCCTTTTTTAATCGTATATTGTGCTTCTCTGAATGAATAGCCGAAGATAATGCATCTTCTAACAGCATTTCCTTTGCTTTTTTCATATTCCTTGTTTACTTTCTGACAGTCTTAGCTTTTCTCAAACAAGATGGTCCGAATTTCAGATCAGTTGTCTCTCCCTCTGCGACCTGGAACGCCTTAATGGCTGCTACCGTCCTTGCAAGGCATTTTCCGTCTACTCTGTCCTTGTATGTGCCGTACCACTTCAGAAACAGCTGCACCTTCTTAACTTCTGATCCAGTGTCGCCTTCACCAATATAGCCTTTTGACGGAAGAGTCGGGAACTCGCCTGTATAAGCCTTTTTGCCTGATTTCTTCTGAACAATCCAGATGACGTTGGTATCGTATCTGAGCTTTTCAGGGCTGAAATATCCGGTGTTGTTTCTTGCACCAGAATCACGAACATACAGCTTTCCGTCCTTGTAGTCCGTGATGGCTAAGAAGTGCCCGCCGGATGTCCAGAAATTATCCTTTGCCCCGTTGACCTTTCCGACCGTCAGGAACACGGCCCACCAATCGCCTTTTAATGACTTCATCTTAGCCATTGCGTTTTTCCAAATTGTTCCACCGGAATGCTCCGGCTTGTAATATCCAACGACGTCGAAGCCGTAATGCTCAAAAGCAGCAGTTACACCGGCACGGGTTGTGCCGGATGAAAAGAAATCGCCGTTTGCGTAGAGCCACTCGGCAACCTTTTTTGGGGTAATATCCTTGACCAGATTGGCAACGATGGATGCAATACTGCACGGTCCGCAGCCGGATGCTGCCATCGAAATTCCATGCAGTGTTCCCCATTCTTTCTGTTTAAACGTCTTACTCATATCAGTCTATCTCCTCTCTATTCTGCTTCTACTTCCGGAATGCCTGCAACACTTGTCAGGATGCTCACTACTCCGGCCATCACAGCGCCAGAGATGATCATCTTCCAATCTACAGCAGTGATGAACGCGTTAGTCCCGATCAGTGCCACAGCTGTCTGAGCCATCGTCTTGATGGCTCTTACCCCGGCCGCTTTGAACCACTTAACTGTATTTACATCGGGTTTTAATACGCAATTTTTAAACATTCTATACACGCTCCTTTTCCTCTAAATCAGCTATTCGGTGGTTGGCTACACGGACTTTTTCGTCCATTGTAGCCATCTGCTTCTCTAATGCATATGTACGTTCGATGATGCTGTTATGTTTGTCGACTCGCTTAGTGAGCTCGTCAATCTTGTAAGTTATCATTGTTGTGGTCTCATCGTGCTGTTCTCGAATTCTATACTGCTGAAAAGCATTATTGATCATGCAGACTATGATGGCTACCACTCCGGTTATCATTGCTTCGGTCATATCTGTATACCTCAATTCTAAGTATTGCCTTGACCCCGGCAAGGGAGATAAACTGGATCACCTCCTGAGAAAGCTAGCCCACCTGTTTTTTAGTGATTTGGGGATATATTTTCCCAATCCGAAATAATATTCATTGACCTGTTCGGATTCCGTCTCTGTCTCAATCACAGTTTCGGTCTCGGTCTCGCTTTCCGTCTATTTTTCGTTTAAATCGAGTGGATGCTCTTTCAGATACTGATCAACGCCGTGTTTGATGCCAGCTTCAAATTCTTCGCTTGGCGTCCAGTTAAATTCAATGTGCGGTGATGATGGGGGTTGAGCGGCGGCGTACAAGCGAGTGCCGGCAGCGCCATAGCCACAACAAGTGCAGTTGATAAAAACAGTAGTGTTATTTTTTTTTTGCATTATTTTTCCTCACTTTCTTTTACGAGATCTTCACAACCGCTTTCGATTAAGATCTGTTCAACCTTATCTTTCAGAAGACGCGGCACTCTTTTATAAAGAGCAATCGCTTCTTCTTTTGTTTCTGAATACATAATCTTCTGAGCCCATAACATCGCCATCATTGTTTCACCTCCCTTTCCGAATAGAGATTTACATATTGCATGCTTAAATTTATCAAGCATATACAACTTCAGACATCTCAAGCAGACAACTTGTCAGCATCTCAATAGTCTCCTCCTGATCTTTGACCCTTTTCTCTAGTGTCTTTTCTTTCCGTGGTTCGTAGTCCAAATATTTCTCCGGATTTTTCTTTACAGCTTCAAGGTTTACATTCTCCGCTTTTTCCCGGAACTGGTGGAAATCATATTCCAAGAACGTCTCCGTCATAGTTGCGTACTGCTCTTTTTCAACCATCTGCTGGTGTTCTTCCGTGATCTCCTGTCCATTTAGACAGATAGTTACATCAACCATCCCGTTGTCAAGTGGCTGCCAGCTGACCGATGGCTGTTCGGTTGTGAATCTTGCTTTCAATGCTTACCCTCCTTTTTGCGTATTTCATCAGTTGCTCTATTTCATACTTGCCTGCCATTCACCCCTGGTGCCGTTTGGAGAAACGCCAGAGACGATAAACCAGTACGTGTTCGACCAGCCATTGCTCGCAAGCATAATCCAGAGGCCAGCAACCGCGCCATTGTACAAAATGCCCAGCGCAAGCCACTCTTTCTGTCCAGATGTTCCTGTATCTGTATACAGTCCATCAGCAAATCCAGTGGTTGAGCCTCCGCCTACTTTCGTAGGAATCATGATGCCCAGGTTTGGATCTGTTGTTTCTTCCGTGATATTTTTCCAGGATGCTGCTGTATAGGCCACCTGTGCGATAGCCTTTTTATAATTTGCCCGCACTGTCGCAATGTTGCTGGACAGTGTGCTGGCGTCCTCGCATACATAGACATCTCTGGCCGGATTCCCGTCCGCACCGGTAACAATATCCATGACCACATTCCCCAGAACCTCATAGGCTCCGATACAGGTCTCAATGCCCTGGATCTTGTATGGATCTTTCCCATTGGTGTTGCTGTTCGGAGATCCGTCTGAGCCGGCCACCTCATCAGTTGCTCCACTGTGCCATGGCATTGTTGTGATCCATGTGGTCAATGTCGTATCGAATGCCTCCGGAGCATCCACATATACTGCTGCATTGCTGGCATCCACGTCCTCAATCTTTGTGACTTTGACACTGTATGCTTTGTTGTGTATATATGAAAAATACCGGTCTTTGTTTGTGTTTGAGCCAACGTCTCCGATGGAAACATATGAGCCGATCACATAACCAGCCGCCTGTGCCTTTGTTAGTACCACTCTCATCACTCCGGTTTCTTCTACCAGGTTCTGGTTCTGATTGCTGTATGAGGTACATCCGGCCATGATGCTCTGGCTGTGTGTGGTTGCATATTTAATAATCATCATGAGCTGTCTATAGAACAGATCCCAGCTTGTCGTGCCGCAATAGTGACCGCCCAGCTTGTGCATATAGGTTATCATTCCGGTGTAGCTGACCGGATTTCTCGCCTGTGTTGCCTGGCAGCCATTGGCCGGTGCCAGGCCTTTTGATGAATACGGCACTCCATCAATGTCTCCCGCCGCATACTTGGCATGGATCATGAATGGGCTGATTGTTCCGTCCGGATTGATAGATTCTTTCATAGGATATGGTGTCAGCTCCGTCTGACTGTCTGAATAGTGGTACAGAACTGCGTCCGCTGTATCCTCGATTCCGAACCAGGCGCTCATTGTGACCTCTCCCACCTGTACCTTTCCGGTTTTGGAAAATCCGATCTGTCCCTCCAGGCAGTCCACATGGTTGAACCCGTTCTCGTCGACTGAAAAATTGCAGGTAAAATGATGGAACAGGCCATACTGTGCATAGTCATCTCTGCCCTCTTTTCTGCCTACAGATGGCTCTGCGACCATGTTCTCATTGGCATTCATCTTGACACCCACAGGACTTGTGGACGTTTCGTATTTATAGATTTTTGTCGTATAGACCTTTCCATTTCTTCGGAGCGCAAAATAGTTGGAGAGTGCATTTTCAATTCCTCCCCCATTCTGTTTAATCAGATTAATCTGTGTCTGGCCAACCTCCTCGATTTTCGCTAAACTGGATGAAGCAGATTGTTCAATCGTCTCATTCGCTGCTGATTCCGATGCTTGAATGTTAGATACCGCATCAGCGCCAGTTTTCGTGATATTCGCCGTCTGTGTTTCTCCTGCTTTTTTTACAGATGTTACCGCATCAGAACCTGCTGTGTTGATCTTGTTGACATTCGATGTCCCTGCATCATTTACCTCTTTCAGTCTGGCTGATCCAGTTGAATTGATGTCAGAAATCTGTTCAGCTCCGGAACTGTTGATGTTTTTTATCTGAATAGTACCAGCACTTTCTACAGAAGAAATTGCCAATAATTTTGAAGCGTTAATGGAATCTACCGCATCGGTTCCGACTTTCACAACCGAATTCTTTTGCACTGTTCCAGCCGTATCAATATCTGACAGCGATGAGGCTCGCTTTAATTCGATGTCATTCATAGCCGCTTGATAATCTACCGAGAACTGCGTAACATCGCTGTTGATATCATTTTCAAGAATCTTAATCCGTTCTTCTGTTTCTTTCGCAGAAGAAGCTGAAGAAGCGGCACTCTTTGATGACTCATCCGCTTTATTGGCAAACGTTTCTGCAGCGTCTCTGGCCGTTTCTGCTTTTGATGCGGCAACAACCGCTTTCCCGACTTCAATTTCAACCGCACTGGCATTATTGCCTCTAAAAGGTTCCCCGGTTGTGGTCTGATACGGAAGGACTACAAGCTTTGCGCTAGTAGTTGTAATTCTCTCTTCAAGCTCTCCCGTAGACTCGTTATAAGCTGCCCCATGCAGCCACACGTCCCATGTTCCGGCGCTCAGGTCAATTCCTCTGTCCTGTGTGATGCCGTCATCCACAAGGGTTACATCCGCCTGATTCTCGCCATTCTTGAAATGCACCGTTTTAGTCAGACCAAGCCAGTCGAGTGAAAAGACGAATCTGGCTGATATATAGTTTTTGCTGTCGCTTACGGTCGTATTTTTCGCAAGCTGCAGAACCTGTCCGGTCACTTTTCCACGTATCATTCCACATCCTCCTATTATTAGTTTGTTCCATTATCCCACGCTATGCTAACAATTACTCCGTATATCGTTCCTTTATTGCCAACAACACCAGTAACAGCACCAGTCGCTGATTTGCCAAAAAACCATATTTTTTGTCCAGCAGTTAATGTAGCTTCTATCCATTGCGCAATTTCAGTATCTGTTGCGTTTGAGTATGGCAGATACACAAATGTCGCACCAGCAGTTCCTTCGCTATTTCGAACTCCTGTTATATTTGCACTAGAAACTTTATTTGAACTGGTACTCAATTCTACCATAGGTTTATTTCCAGATGTACCAGAAGCCACGCCAATAAAAGTGAATCTATAGGTACCGTCTTTAGGAACGACAAATTTCCCAATATTCAGCACTTGTTCACTTGTGCTTGAACTACTCGTTGTTAGCTTTTTATACTTCCCCCAAATCGGTGTATTACCAGCTTCGATTATATCAGGAAGTACAGCTCCGGAACTGCCACCGGACTCAACATACTCACCCGCGATTGGATTTCCGTGACAATCGTGTGCTGTATATCCCTGCTTCAAGGACAATGCATTAACCGTGTCATCCGTCAGGTCAATCAGCACATCAGAACCGTAGATAACCTTATTTACTGCCATTTTTGTCCTCCTATCCGATCGTTACGGTCGTCCCGTTTGCGTTTTCGTCTCTCGATATTGGGATAGCATTAACCGTCACCTTCGAAAGGGCATTATAGCCAGAATCGGGCTCGACAACCTGTTCATTCGCTGCCGGAGTCACACTCTTCTGCTGTGCTACAACATTACCGCCGGTTGACTTGATGAGGTCTACGAGCTGCTGATATGTGACCGTTCTTGTTCCGTCTGAGGTGTCAACAATAAATACCTCAGATCCGTTGAATTCCTGTATCTTTTCGTAAGCACTGATTTTTGACATGGCTTTCCTCCTTACTGGTCAATGCGACCGATTGAACACCACTCGATCGTTGCCGTTGTGGCACTCGTTGCGTTGAAGTACAATGTAAAGCTTTTTGCGGTTACCCCTCCAACCGAAACGCCGTATTTGAGCGGATCGCTTGCATGGATTGTGACGAAAACATTCGGAATGGACTTGTATGCATTCGGGAATGTGATTTCTTTTTTAACCGCTGTATTCGCTTTCTCCACGGTCATGGATTGTGATCCGCGCTGGATTATAGGTACATTATAACTATTATCCTTATAATTGAACTGCATTTTGCCGTTTGAATATATTCTAAGCGAAGATTTTTCATTTCCATTTGCGTCCTGAACAGCAACACCTGCACCGATTACATCTGGATTCCCAGACGAAGAATTGAAAGAGCTTACCCAACTCATCAGAGCCGCTTTTGCATTATCGCTGAAAGCCCTCAATGTTCCTTTGAAATCAAGCTTCTTTTCAAGGCCTGTGGCCCTTGTGTCTAACTTTGTGATATCTTCCGAATTCGCTTCTGCCCGAGAATCTGCCGCCTTGGCAATATCGTTTGCAGCATTAACCTCTTTCTGAAGGTTACGCAGATTCTTGATATTCGATATCACTGGCTCGATTTTCTGAATCGTTGAGCCGTATAGGACGATTCTGTAAAGTGGGACCTCTCGAAGCGTTCCGCCTGATCTGATGTCATTCTGAGTCACGGACGGGTCGGACGGAGAAGCGGAGGCTGTGCCCTTAACGATATCAACCGCAAAAGATTCAACGCCGGATGATGCATTTTTTTGATACCGTCCAATAATTAAATCGTTTCTGTAAAGTCCTTGCGACCCCGTTTCAATAGTCACTTTTTCTGTACCATCCGTTCGGCAATGCACACCCTGAATGATGATTTCGAGCTTCGGCAATGTCACAACGCCGGAGGTTGTTTCTTTTGCTTCAGGCATGTCAAATGCAAGCACAACGTCAGAGCTACTCAGAAGCCCCGCGTTGAAAGAAGCCCAGTCATCTGCTGTAATGTGTGCACTTCCTGTGTGTCCGGTAACTATTTTTGCCATTATTTATCATCTCCTATTTTGAAAGATACCGATGCTATCCCATTTTTGATTTTTAGAATTTTCTTCGTAACCGGCTCTTGAATCGTGATGCCGGTGACATAATCACGTCCCGAAATGACGCTGCCAAGCTCTAACTCAATCCGTGATCCGTCAGAAATCGTCATTGTCTGACTATCCGACTCATTTATGTCGCCAAATTTCTTCGTAGCACTATCAAGCAGCTCCGCTTCATTTTCGGACGAGTCAGATGAGCTGTAATCATATTTATACACCCGAATATCGTCACCGTTCGGGATGCCTGAAACCTGTTCAATCGTGCCATCTTCTTTTTGATGCAGATACAGAACCGTTCTTTTTTCGAGCTGTCCGCCACCGAGTGCAATTATATAGTTATATTTCAATATTTTTTTGTCGATGCTAAAATTAAGATCATAGTCCTGCGATATCTCATCATCAACCGCGTTCGGTTTCGCTGACAGTTCAACGAAAAATTGTGTTTCTTCGTTGACCACGCTGATGTCCAGTCGATAGCCTTTGGACTCAAGTAAGGATTCCATCGCATTAAGAATGTAATCATATCTGTTTATTTTATAACTACTCACGGAAACTCCTGTGAGGTCGTCAGAGACTTTAAATACGTCTGTATACTGTCCGACAAGCAAAGTCTTGAGGCAGTTCGTCAGATCGCCTGAGACGTATAGATAAGCCTCTCCCGTCGGTGGCTCAACAACTTTATCCTTGAGCATTCCCCGGAATGTCTCTCCGTATACTTTTACAATCCCGTCAGATGTATCTGACTTAATTCCTTCTATCCGTCCGCCGTATTCTGTTCCGTCGCAGTAGATATAGTGTCCTTTTTCGTAGATTTCTGAATCATACAGCGGCACAGGTATTCCGATTTCAAAATCATTATCACTGCCGATTTCAAAATCAAACGAGCACTTATCAGAGAGATACATCATGTCATATCTATCCTTATCGGTCATGTAAAAATCCATGATGTACCCCCCTTACAATTCAATCCGATTGTTATTAGAATCAAGAATCGGATCACCGCTCGAATCAAGTAAATAAATGCTCATATCCTCAGTTTCACCACCGCCCGGTGATGGCGTCGGTGTTTCAGCACTTCCAAAATCACTATTTAGAGACTTCCAATCCGGTTCGCTCCGTTTGTGATACATCAAGATGTCAAAACCGAAATCCCCCGCCCATGTCAGCTCATTCTGTCCCGGCTGGATCTCTTCGAAGACACTTTCCTTCTTGTATCTATACCGCATTGCGGATGTCTCAGAACGGTCTTGCAGAACCTTAGTTATCGTCTTATTAAGAGAATCGATCACAAGGTTTTCGCCGGAGTTAAGACCGACATTGACCTGATACGTATGGCCGCCAATCTTGATCATCACCGGATTAGAGCATGGTCCGTACACAGTGATCTTGAATGCAGCAGGAAAGATTTGAGAATTTGAAACAGTATTCTGTCCAACATTCACCGACCGCAAGTCGACCGGGAGATCGAAAGGGAAATCAACGCCGCCGCTTGCGGAAGTGTTCAAAGCCCCGTAAGAATATAGTTCTTCTTTTATCCAGAACGGTTCATCAGTAACAATTGTCAAATCTGCCTTCGTGAAATCCTTGTGAGCAAGGTAGCTACTGTTCTCGATTGCAGTAATCCAACATTTTAGATACCATTTGCCAATATATATACGTCCTTTTTTGCCTGCTAAAATATCACTTTCGAAAACTTCAAAAAGGTTATTCCGAACAGCTATTCTTTCAGCAAGGGAGTTTTTTATAATAACAACTGGAAGGCTCTTTTTAACTGGTTCCTTATAGAATCCGCCTATGATATTGTTATCATCCGAATACGACCATTCATAATCTCGTATGTCATTATAATTAGCATACAGGCCGCCTTCACCGAAGACGACCCGTTTACCGTTGTTATTTTCGTAAAAAAATTTATCAAGCATATTTTTTCACCAGTCTTGCAAGCTCTCGCTCGTCAAATTTTATGTTCATCGACCTGAGAGCGTTCACAATCTTGTCATAGAGGCCGTTATTGAGCTTTATCAACTCTGACAGGATGGCTTCAAGAACGTCATTAGAGCCTTCGGCAGAGGCTTCTCTAATCATGTCCATCAGATGCGCTTCTCCTGCTACAACCTCGTTTCCTGCCTCTCCACCGCCTAACAGATGCCCTCCGGATGCCCCAAAAATGGTTGCATCGCTAAGAATCATTGCGTTATCCATGGCCTTTTTGTACCATTCGATGCTGAAATGCGGCACGCTCGGTGGAGTCAGGCCAAATTTGCCGGTGATCGACAGATGAGGCAGTTTCAAATGTGGAAGGCTCCAACTGAACTTAAAGACGCCCTTAATCTTGTCGATTGCACCTTTTACGATGTTAAAAGCCTTCGTGAAGGTTGTTTCAAACGGATTTGTAACAGTTGCTACAGTGCTCTTAACTGTCGCTATCGCATTTTTAATAGGAGACGTGATGAAGTTTTTCACATTCGAAAAGATACGACTCACAACGCTTTCAATACCACCGCCTGTGAAGGCTGATTTAATGCCCGAAACAGCATTTTTAATGATTCCTTTTGCCTTTGAAGGAAGTGACTTGATGCCGTTGATAACGCCGTCTAAGACGTTCTTACCGAGATTCAGCCAATTAAATGCTGTCCATACCGAAACGATAGCTTCAATAATTTTCGGAATATTCTCGATCAATGTCGGAATAGCCTGAATAATGCCGGTCACAAGCATTACGATCAGATCAACGCCGGCCATGAGGATTTTCGGTGCATTTTCGTTGATGATCTCTGCAATGTTAATAATAATTTGCGGAACATACTCGATAAGAAGCGGAAGGCTGTTAATCAAGCCTTGTGCCAGATTCTTAATCAAGTCAAGCCCGGCATCAACAACTGAACCGGCATTTTCACGGATGTATTCTGTGAACTGTTCCAGCATCGGCAACACATTTTCTAATAATGTCGGAATGCCTTCAACTAGGCCATCGCTGAACTTTTTAAGCAACTCTACAGCTGTATCTTTGCCTGTCTCAACGAAGTCTTTTCCCCCCGACTCCCACAAATTTGACAGTGTTTCAATACCGAATTCGATGACGTCAGGCGCATTTTCGACAATAGATGAGCCGATAGCCTTCATCATCGACTGGCCAGCACTGAAGAACGCCGGAACAACTTCTGTCACAACGCCGGGAAGCTTCTCTACAATGACAGGGCCAATGTCCTGCGCTGCCTCTCCAATGCCCTTGAAAATCTGAAGAATTCTCGGCAATACATTGCTTGCTGCCACTTCTACACTCTCGATGAACTGAGATGTCAGCTCTGAAAGGTCTTGATTCTGGTCGGCGATTCCGGTCACAAGATTTTCCCATGATGCTTTTGCAGAATTAACAGAACCCTCGATAGTGGTTGCTGCTTCTTTCGCTGTTGTTCCCGTGATTCCCATGTTTGTCTGGACTTCGTGGATGGCATCGACAATCTGGTCGAATGTGATACCGTCTAAGTCTTCGATAGTCTTATTCAGGATTCCGGAATCGTTGATCAGCCTGACCATTTCGGCTTGAGTACCGCCATACATTATACATTCGATACGGTTCGCTATTCCGTATCCGCCTTGCGGCTGCTGCATATTTCTATGCAGATTAGACTATCTCTTGATGCTTTCGCACCCCTCGCACTTCCACCCGCTTGGGTGTACTCTACTCGCTTCCACCTTCTGGTGTGCTTTCGATAGTCGTTACACGTTCATAGCCACGTCTCTGGTTATCAACATATTCGAATTTATATCCTCTTGTTGTTCCTCTTTTTCCAATCGTCTCACTTTTCAAGAGTTGCGATATATTTCCGATAGTTTTTCCAAAATAATTAGCTACATCAGTTATTCTATCAAAATACATTACATCATCTGGTTCAAGCCACGCTTCATGACCACCTCCACGTTTTTTTCTTACCTCTGGATAGTGTATCACTTTTACACGTTCGCTTCGAACGCCAACTGTCCTGAATCTTGAATTCTGTTCTGAATAAGTAGCCCAACGTAAATTTGAAAGGGAATTATTCTTTCTATTACCATCTTTATGGTCTACAGTTGGCTTATTTTCAGGATTCGGTAAAAATGCTTCTGCAAGTAACCTATGTATTGTATGTTTTTTTTGATTTATTATTTTGCCACAAATCTATAGTCATATAACCGTTAGCTTTATTTTCGAAAGGGGTTTTTATTTTTCCAATCGAATCGTTTCTAACTTCACCAAATTCATTGATAGAATAATTATTGTATCCGTTTATTTTTTTCCACGTCATGCTGCTTCCTTCTTTCCTAGTATTATCTAATTTTAATTTACAATACTTATTAAGAATTTACAACATGTTTGCTATGCTTCGCACGGTATTGTCTACATATTATATGTTTAGAGTTTCACCGTTTTCACGAGGTTTATACTGCTCGGCAATGGCACTGTCTACCGAGCTTCAAGTTATCCAGCATAGTATAGTTTTGCTTCGCAAATCCTTGATACGCATTCTGGATATCCTGAATATTTGTACCCATCTTGTTGGCGTTATCGCTCATGTCTGTGATGGCCTTGTCGGCTTCTTTCGCCGCTGCTTCGGTGTCTCCGCTAAGGCCTTGAATCAGTGATGCAGAGAAGCTTGTGACGGTTTCCATGTAGGTGTTTGCCGACATGCCGGCCGTCTTATAGGCTCCCTCAGCAGCTTTCATCACTGCGTTTTGCGCAGACATGAGACTTTTATACTTATCTTTCGCGTTATCGACCGTACTATCTATGCTCTTTGCGTATTCTTTCAGGCTCTGCCCTCCGGCGCCAAACAGAGTCTGGACACCGCCAGCAAGCTGTTCATAGCTTGAATATGCATCGAGTGACTTTTTTGTAATAACAGCAATACCGGCTTGAATTGTTCCATATGCTGCCGCTACTGTCTTTGCAGTCGTGACAGCCGCTTTCCCGAGAGTGGACGCGATGAAACTGCCGGCCGATTTTGCTTTGCTTTTAGAATCGTCCAAGCCTTTGTCATATTCTCCTGTGTCAAGGCTCAGTTTTGCATATAATTCAAGAAGATTCAAATTTCAACCCCGCACTTCTCATCAGATCAGCGACAATCTCATCGCCGGAACGCGTGTCTTCTTCTTTTTGTTTCCATTCTATAATGTCAGCATATCTTTGTGTAATCGGCTCTTTTCTGAAGGCGTTGAGGCCGCACAGGAGGCTGTCCGTTACATAGATTCTATACGCCTTTGTTTCAATATTTTGCTGAATACGGGCTACCGTAAAGCCTATAAACCCCTTAACACTGCGCCCTCTGTATTCTCCGACGCAGAGCCAGACGATTCGCTGATATTCTCTGACTCTGCTGATGTAAAAAGCCCCTGTAAGTCCTCGTCATTCGCAAGTGACACTACGTCTTTTACAAGGCCCATGAAGCCTTTTGAATGCTTGTATTCGTCTACAGTCTGCGTGTTAAGAGCTGCCATGATGACGATCAGGTCTTCCTTATGCTTTTTGATAAGGACTGGAAGGCTTGACTTGATCCGGCGCAATGCCATCTGGATCGCATTTTCACCTTCCTGTGGCTTTTCCTTTGTGAAAAAATCTCTTGCTGTATCGTCTTCGGCAATGTTCATGATCGGAACAAGGATATCTGCAACGATATCAAGTCCCTGCTCCATTGTGATTTCTGAAAGCTTCTTCATATTATCTCATTCCTTTCTTATTTACCGGCAGATACATACACCTCATAAGGCACTTTGTCCGGTTCTTCGATGCTGTAATGGCCTGTGTATGTGAATGCCATCTGTCCTTTTGATTTGTCGCTTGTGGTCAGCTGAAAACCGCCTGTAGAAAGGGCGTTAATCAGATGTATAGCGATAAAACCGCCGTTTGAATCGTCGTTTTTATCGGAATAGTCGCCGACCCACCAGACATCTCCATAGTCCGCTAGCTTCACGTCGTTTCTCGGCGTGATCTTCGTCTCATCTACGTTGTCGATGTCCGCAACAGCCATGAGTTTTTTGACACTTGCCGCTGTGGCCGTAACGTACGTGCCGGATAGCGTGACTTCATGGCTGTCCAGACGCTTCAGTTCCATCGTATTTTTCGGGCAATTGTCGATATCTTCGCCGAAATCCGTAAATGTAAGGGCATCCGCGAAGCTGATACCTCCTGTAGTAGCACCAAGAATATTCCCGATAGTGCCGTTTGCCGGTGTGAATGTATCACACAGAACGCCTGTGTTCATCTGCAATTCTTTAAATGTATTTTCAGGAATTTTTGTGAATTTCATTTTCTATCACCCCTTCAAAAATTCAGCTGTAATATTAAGTAGACGCCTCTTAATTGATGTATCCCCATCATCTAACAGGGCATTACACCAAGGCTCCCCACGCTTGAGCCATACTGCTCCGCCATCGCAGGCTACTACTTTTCCGCCTCGTCCGATAGCTGCTGCAATCTCATCCGCTTTCTTGTTCGGAATCAGCTCAGAAGTCGTATAGAACCACAGGGATGCAGTTATAGATTGCTCTGCATCTCCGAAAAAACCGTCGTAATAATCGTATGTCATATACGGAAAAACGACATCATCCGGGACAGATGTCGTAGGATATGCCGTTATTCCAAAAGAATTAAAAAACTTATATAATGCTTCGCCTGTTGTCATTGTGTCAGCTCCCATCTCTCCGCCGTTGACTGTGCGATGTCCAGTGTCGATACAGTCGGAGACATCTTGTCTGAAGAATCAGATGTAATTCGGAACGTTTTGCCGTCAGAGAGACGGCGGATAACATCGTGATAATCCAGATGAATGTTTCTGCTTGTAGTCACTGTGTATACGCTCGTCATGCCGTCATGTTCGGCCTTGCGGGCTTCCATAGTGGTGTTAAGAGTAAGAGCTGCATTGAATTCTGCGCCGTCTGTCCACTCAGAAAGGAAGCCGCCTGCACCGTCTGGTGTACGTTTCTTTTCGACGAAGCAAAAAGGAACCATCATGTTTTCAATCAAGCTCATTAGACCTTCCTCCATTCGTTTAATCGGCTCGCAAACACATCTTTCCATGTCTGCGGAGAGCCATTCTGATTCGTTGCGCGGGTATATGTGTATCCTCCGAATGACTCGCTAGAGTACGGCCCGACATTGCTGCCGCCATACTTCTCTACATACTGTGCGATATCCTCGCAGAGATTAAGGAAAGCTTTCGGAGGCTTCAGAGGAACAATCGTTCCGGTGAACGTCTCATCTTCGAGCTCATAAGGCGGGTACTGGTACACCCCGTCATTCAGCACAGAACCTTCAAGTAAGAAATACTGTCCGTCAAGCAGAAAAGGAAGGTCAATGGTGCCATCCTGAATCGTATAGGTCCCGTCGATATACTCCCCTGTTTGGAAGTAATTCCGGATATGTCTCATTACCTCAGAAATCATCATCAACCCTCCTTTTTATTTAAGCTGATACCGCTGTGATTGTACCAATGACGATACCGTTTAACATTTCCGCAAACAGTGTCAGTCCGCTGACGATGACATCTTCACAAGTAAGATTTTTATATTCAGAATCTTCATGGATACCGATCAGGCCTGTTTCGTCACTCGTAAAACTGAACGCTTCGCCAAGATCAGCGCCATTGACAGGGACATAGTAGAGAACAATGTTGTCTTTTGCTGTCGCGTAAATCTTGCCTTTTGGAACAGAGCTGTTCATAAATACAGTGCCCATTCCGAGGAAGTTTTCGATATAACTCATACCGAATGCGGTCTGTGTTGTGATCTGAGCTGTAGCTAAATAGTCAGCAATGTCCAGCGGATTAATGAAGTAAACCGCTTCTATGGCGTTGTCCTCAAACAATGTCTGAAGCTGTCCCCATGTCTGTGCAAGCGTTGACTGAAGACCTACACCTGCGGCTGTTCCTGTTCCAGTTCCGAGGAATGTAAAGAAATCCTTTCTGATATTGTTCTGGATGTCCTTCATCATTCTGTCTGTAGTCAGCGTGACAGCCTGTTCAAAGCCAGAAGCAATGATAGATTCCGCTGTTGTTGCTTTTCTCCACTTTTTCAGCGTGATTTCGCCGTAATTTACCACTTTCATTTTGTATTTAGAAAGTGGAATAACTTCACCTTCTGCGACAGTTCCGTTTTCAAGAGTCCCTGTCGCTTTGTATGTTTTTAAAACACTGCCTGACTGCTTCGCAATCTTCCTTGTAACACCAAGTGCTTCAAGAAGTTTTCTGAGATTTTCCGTAAACATTTCGGTAAACGCAATCTCTCTAATCTGTGCATCGGTCAAGTCAGTTGTTACGATCAAGTTTTTTTCAACTGCCATTTTTTATTCTCCGGTTTCTTTTGATGTATAGAGCTGTTGATTCTCTCTGATACGTTTAATCATTTCTGCTGTTGATTTAACGTCCTTTCTCGCTTCAGCTCTGCTTGTATATGTTCCTGTTCCTCCGTCGTTTGTCGGAGGATTCTTGACATTTGCGCCCTTTGTCTGTGTAGATTCAATAAATCCTGACCAATCTGATTCAATCTTCTTTTTGACCTCAGCTGCATCCTTGATCTGTCCTTTATCGTCCAGTTCAATTTCATCAAAATTGGTGACTTTAAGCACATTGTCAATAGCTTTTGTACTCACCTTTGACTCTTCAAGAAGCTTCCTGTAAGCCGATTCTTTAGCCGTTCTGCTGTCCTTAGCAGTCTGCTCATCTTTGAATTTTTTGAAAGCGTCGCGCTCGCTTTCGTATTTCTTTTTCCATTCGGAATCATCGCCACCGCCATTTTTCTGTGCATCTTTCAGATCATCCTGTGCCTTCTTCAGCTGTTCTTTTAAGTCGTCCTGTTCTTCTTTGAGGTCGTCCACCTCGCTGTGCAGCAGGTCCATCACAGCCGTCAGCTTTTCTTCATCTGTCATGTCGGCATCTTTGACGATTTTTCTCAGTTCACTTCTTTTAAGTGCCATTTTTATTCCCTCCACTTCTCTGGTAGCTTCGCTTTGCTAACGGGCAAAACGACCGCTATTCTTCGCAGTCTATAAGCACAATATACTGTGTATTTATCTACCGTAACTGCAAAAAAGGGACTCGGCACAATGCCGAATCCCTTATCCTTCCATCATATCTTTAATGATATTTGCGTATTTACTTGAATATTCCGTCACTGCCGGTTTAAGAAACGGCCGTGGACGCATACCGTGTGTCATATGCCAGTTTCCGTTTGAGTCTTGATACTTCCACGGGGTTTTTCTTCTGCCGTATGGTGACTGTGTACCACTTCCCATTTCGAAGTAGATGGCATAAGAAACATTTGTCCCGATATAGCAGTCTTTCCCGTCAACGATGTGTGTTACGCTAGACATCAGACGGCCTGTTCGGGGCGTTGTAGCTCCGGTTATAATCTTTTTCTGTATGTTTTTCTTGGCATACCCTTCCGCAGCCAGTCCAATTTCTTCCAGCGCCTTATTGCACTTCTCTTCGAACAAGGCTTTTACTGCCCCCACATTGTCTACCATCTCGAATCCTGACATCTTACCGCCTCTTTCCTCTTTTCCATGCTGCATATTCTTTTGCGCCGCCACTCCAATGACTCAGGTCAACGGGATCAGAGTCATTGATGCCGGATATAATAGCCCGTGTAGTGCATCGGCAGTTATACAGTTCTCTTGCTGTACCGAATAGCATGTCCCCCGGAAAGCGCAGGCCGTTTGCGAACCGTTCCCCGTGCTTAACCCTTGTACCGTCCAATGCCCTGTGGCTGTCACGGGTGCGGTAATCGTGTGTAGCGATCCACTCGTCCTGAATCTGTATGCCAATCTTCTCCGCAGCTGTATAGGCTTCGTATGTTCCACCGTTCTGTGCACTTGTCGTCGCCGTCCTTGCACTCCTTATCGCAGATGCGCGATTCATTGCCGCGACCTGCTGAAACCTGTCTGCAAGGCTCCCGATGCCTTCCCCTTGCAGTATGCTTTGCATGAGGCAGGCTTGTAGCTTCTTCTTGTTCCATTGCTGATCTTTAGGAATATCAACAGAAGGAAGCGGCAATAAACGCGGATTTTTGAGAATCAAACGTCGCAGAACCGCCTCGTTAATAAGTTCGAAATCAGCTCCCATCTGGATATTAGATATATAATTCTGCGCATATCCTTCGACCGTGTAGGCAGCGTAGTTGTAATTCTCGCAGAAGATATTAATGATTGCGTCTTCTATGTAGCTTGCAGCGATAACGTTTGTATTCGTAAGACGTTCTGCCATCTTGTCTCGAAGATCGTCCCAGTGCTGACCTCTAGCCAACTGTGATTGTTCCCACAGCCGAAATTCGTCGGTTGTATACTTGCCTTCCTGATAGGCCTTGTATTCCTTTTCCCACCGCTTCGCATACCGGAGGAAGTAGGCTCTGGCCTTTGCATTCAGGTCTTTCCACGCCTCTCGATACTGCTTGTCTAACTTTCTTTCAAGGGCTTTCAGCTCTTCTTCTGTCCAGTCATCTATATACGACATTATTCATTATCCCCATTGTCACCCTGTCCGCCTTGATCATCGTCTCCCTCTTCTCCTTCTCCGTTCTTGTTATCTCCGCCAAGATTGAAGCTATTCAGCTGTTCTTTTTCTCGCTTGTCAATCTCTTCGTCGGCCTCTTCCGGAGTCAGGAAAGGCAAGTGCTTAATAATGCACTCATCCGACAGGTAAGCCGCAGCTTTAAGGACCATATCCATTGCTTCGTTCTGGTTCGTGACCTTATTCCAGACGAAAGTTGGCTCATCGTCGATGCCTGCCAGTTCCAGAATTTTTTGTACGAAATCGATAACGTTGTATTCGAAGTCCGCACACTTGTTGTCCTGCGACTGATAGGCTGCCTGAATCTCCTGCGCTGTCTTCTGTGCGGCAGAAAGGGTATTGACATCAAGAGCTTGAAAGTCCTCATAGATGTCCTTTCTGAGTAGCTCAAGCATAGTCTTTCGTGCATCGTAAGGCACATCGAGGGTATGTGCTTCTATGCTTGCCTCATCCCCATCCACGGCAGCAGCATGTACAGACTTCATTCTCTGTATGAACTTAGCCAGGTCAACGTCTTTCATTCCGCCCTCATTCTTAAGGATCCAGTAGAAGCCGGATGTATCATCAATATCATTTGCGAGGCCGGATTTGATAAAATCGTAGCAGTCGATGTTTTCACGGATGCCTACAAGTTCGCTTTCATGCGTATCATTCGCATAGAGGCAGACGATTGGAATGCTGCTATAGTTTTCCTCACAAACATCATCAATGCCTTGTACCTCTGTAGACTTCGTGATGATCTTGTAGCCCTTTCTAGGCTGCATAACCTTCGCATCTTCGCTGCCTGTCTTGATATATTCCGTATAGCCTTCATCTTCATAGAGTGTTGCTCTAAAAATCTTGTTTTTTCCTTCGTTTCTGAACCAATATCGAATACCAGCTCGCAGCTCTCCTGTATCCTCGTCGTAGAGAGGACAGAAGCCCGGAGAAGAAGGGGTGTCTGCATACCCGAAGACCTCTAAATGATCGTAGTTCCAAAAACCGAAGGCACGACCCGCAGCCATTGCCTTTTTTGCGGCAGTCTGCAACTTATAGTCGAAATCTCGGCCAAGTTTCTCCTTGTTATTCTTGTTCTGCAAGGTAACGCCGTTTCCTAGAACATACTGTACCTGCTGTATGATCAGCCGTCTAAAGAAGAGCGTTTTAAGCTTATAATTTGCACTGAACAGATCAGGAATCCTACGGCCGGACAGGCTGTACAGGAACTTCTGAAACCGCTCTATCGTCTCGTTATGTTTCGAATAATAAGCTTCCCCAGACCGCGCATTCTTGTATTCTTCTGATTCCATGAAAGAGTTTACGGCATATCGGCAGAAATTTCCCCGTTCAATATCATTTTTGCCGAGCTTCTCTAAATCTTGATACGTTCTCATATCTCACCTCTATAGATAGAATTCATATTCATTATCGTCCTCCGTGTCATCTCGATTCACAAGCTTCATCGTTTTCACTAAATATCTGATAGCATCACACGAATGATCCGCCTCTTTGACTGGGGCGTCCTCTCCTCGCTCTGCTTTCTTTTCGTCCCATCTGTACCCCTGTATCTCCTCGATAGTCTCCTTACAGCATCGTTTCAGGAACAGCAGACGTCCGTCCTTAAGCATCACCTGTACGTCTGCGATACCATTCAGGACATCATTTTTCGCCTTCCTGACACTGTATCCCCTCTGTCTAAGCTCTACGATTAGCGTGATTGCAGAAGGGTCTACGATAATGTTCCTAGGGCATATCTTTTCTGCGTCGTATTCATCCGAACTCAGTCCGAAGGTCTCTTCCATGCCGTCGATAAGCTGCTTTACAGACTTTTGTAGCTTCTTCTCGCGTCCGCTGTATCGGTATTGGTTCGTGCATACCCATGTGTTCGTGCCTTTCTTTCTGCGCCACAAAAGGAATACAGTTGCATTCTGGATACCAAAGTCACACGATATGTACCAAGGTCCTTCCAGCTCCGGAAGTTGATCTATAACATGCACATTCTCGTCAAACATGTCGTAAATCGCACCCTCTGCCATCGCCCAGCGTCCCTCTATGTATCTTGCATAGAAGATGCCTACATACATAGCTCGATATCTAGCCTTAATCTTCTCTGTAAGGCTCAGGTTATCGTCCATCGTGAAGTGCAGATATAGCAGCCTCTTGGCTTTTCTATTGTCTATCCAGTTTTTCTTGAACCAATGATTCGGACCATCCGGATTGCAGTTGAACCAATACTTTGAGCCATCCACAGAGCATCGTCCGGTCGCCTGATTGACGAAAGATTCCGGCATCAGAGCCACTTCATCGAAGAACACGCCGGCCAATGTGATGCCCTGGATCAGATCCTGTGATCTCTCATCCTTACCGCCGAAGACGTAGAAGTTATTCTCCACATCCCCTCGGGATATTACGACAAGATTGTCCGCACGGTGATCTGTAACTCTATATCCTCTCGACTTGAGCATCAGCTTCAGCCAGAAAAGAACGTTTCTCCGGAATGAGCCGATCGTCTTGCCGCACATTGCGAAATTCTGCCCGTTAAAGCTCGACATCGCCCACATTACGAACGACAGCGACATGCACACCGTCTTTCCTGAACGAATCGCCCCGTCTGCTATGATGCCTTCATGATCTTCAACCGGCGATCCGTCCGGCCACCAGTTAAGAACCATTCGCTGCTTTTTCGAGAATGGCTGGAATTTGAAGAATTGCTTAATTCTCTTCACTTGATCCGTCCTCCCAGTCGCTCGCTGCAGTGTCTTTCAGTGCTTCTAAGAATCCATCGTCGGCAGCCTCTTCAATGTCGTCCGCCTGAGCCTTTGCTTTAAGCAGTTCCGTCTGAACGTGAATCTGTTCGATTCTTGCTTTCTGTTCGTCTGTAGCTATATTCATATGCTTCGATAGCCATTCAAGAGCCTTCATTCTGTCGGAAAGCTTAATGCTAGCGCCATCTTTCCCTTGCTTGACTTCAGCTAGAATAGAACCATCCACCTCACTTGAAGGCTTGAAGTATACCGTGTTCACTGTCTTTGTCAGCATTTTCTCCTCCCCCGTCTCAGGGTCTTTGATTTTTACAGGCCCGTCCAATGCCATAACTGGAACTTCTTCAGTTCCAAAATCAAGGAAATCTGTGATATCCGCAAAGGCGATATCCATGTACTTTTGAAAGATATCTGCTTCGGAAAGGAATTCTCTCTGGTAGCGGTTCTGCTTTAAGTTCGTGATTTCATTTCTTACTCTAACATTTCCTAACATCCTAGGGCCCGCAACCATAGCCGTTTCACAGCTGCAACCATACGCTTTCTGATATGCCTTCGTTGCATTAAAGCACTTAATGTAATACAGACAGAAAAGCCTCTGTTTATCGGTTAATTCAGTGTTTTCTATGACCTGTTTAACTTCTTTTGCAACGGTTTTCTTTTTCTTAACGGACGTTTTAACCGAACGTTCGCTATTCTTTTCCGAACGTTCGCTATTCTTTTCCGAACGTTCGCTATCCCATTGATACGTTTTTTTCCACCTTCTGACGGTGCCTTCCGGAAGCTCCAGCTCATTAGCGATATCAATTAATTTCTCGCCCTTCAAATATAACTTTTTTGCTTTATCGACTTTTTCATTTGGAGCTCTCGCCAAGAAAATCACCTCGTAAGACAACTTTAGGGCCGCCCGTCAAAGCGGAACAGCCCTTCAGAAAGGAAATAATATGAAACAGTGTGCAACCTATCTCAAGGCGATAGCCATGCCGGTGAATCCGGTCTGCTACTGCTGATTTTACGCACCCAGCATAATCGTAAGGAGGAAAAACAAAATGTCAAAAGACATCCATCCACGCTCCATTCTACAAAAACACTTTCTACTGTAACTGCAAACTTCATACATATCCTGCTTTTTCTTCTACAATTTTTGCAAAATCAGAGCACCAGTTGTATGCCGTTCGTTCTGATACCCCGACTTCCATGGCAGCCCCGATGATGCTTTTTCGTTTTTTTAAGTAGCACATTTCAATCAACCTCATTCTGTCGACGCCATCATCCATTTGTAAAGTATCATGAATTGCACACTTAACAGCATAGTAGTGTACAGCTTCCTGTAATGTTTTAGGCTGCTTTCCATCTCTGAAATGCTTGATCCACGCCATCACCTGAGGCTTATAATACTTCTTATAGTACGGCATCAATCATCCTCCTCCCACTCGTCGCAATCTTCTGCATATTCAAAATTATCCATGCAATCGCACAATATGTTGCATTTGTCTCTATAATTACAAATTATGCAATATTGATGTTTGTCACTTGCATTTCCGATACATTCCAACTTGCACGCCATAACCCCGTCACCCCTCAAAAGCAATGTCGTAATCCGCATGGTGACTTAGCATGTCCGCCCATCTCACCGACGTCCGATATCCGCCATTTTCCATGATGAGCCCGAAGAAATCCCGATAGAGGGCACACACCCGACCTCTTTTCTCCTCGATTCCCGTCATACCGGTTGCACGGACGCCATCGCTTTCATACGATTTTTGTTTGATCACTACCTTCCTGCCGATGTACGTTTCTCTTTTCAGCTTGTCGATATCCTCCGTGTGAATTGCCTGATTTGCCTTTTTTGCCTTTTTTGCCTCCTCATAGCTGAATACAGCGTTTCTGTTGTGTCTCCTGTAAGTTTCCTCACGGCAGATATTATAGACGCTAGATTTGCTCAGAGCGAGCACACAGGCTATATCAGTGTATCTCATTCCCTCATCATGCATTCGCACAATCTTTTTTCTCTCATCGTTTGTGATACTGTATCCCGCCGGCATTATTTCAACCTCCCATCATCACTTGCATTCTCCTTAAGGTATTTCTGAATCTTCGGCAGATACCAGAAAATTCTGGAACCCACTCTGACTTTCGCCTCCGCCTTTTCTCCGATGATCTCGGCTGACGATTTGCCAGCTGATAAAACCTCCATGAGCATTTTTGTCGTAACAAGTAATTTAAAATCCATTTTATACCTCCTGCTAGCCATTTTAAGGCGTTTTATTTTAGTGCTCGATAATTTTATCGTCTTTTGTATTTCGCCGCTCTATTTGTCTCATACGAGTCTCAAGAGCGTCAACGTCAATTTCTCCGCTTTGTATTTTTTCAATCAACGCCTTTAGCATCTTCGGCATCTGCTTATTTTTTTGCTCTTTCTCCGACAGTTGCTCGTACAGCGTCCGGAAGTTCGCCCGATCCGCAGCAATGTTCTCCGACTGACAGATGTTTAAGAACCCGATTCGTTCAACACACTTACGGGTTACCGGCTCAAAGCTCGCCATCGCCTCATCTACCCGGTAAGAGCCGTATCGCCGGATGGCAGCGATCACACTTTCCCAGCCTTCGCCCCAGTCAGGAACCTCACCGTTCTTGATCTTTGCTGCCTCTGCCCGGATGTCCGCAATCGACGGCGACCACTTGTTTACAGCTACCCACTTGTTCAAAGCTACCTCTGCGACCCGATACGGGATGTCCTGCAATTGCTTAAACCAAAGCTCCATAGCCTGTGTGTTCGGCAACAGGTTTTCTCGCGGATAGTAAGTCTTTAAGGCCATCGTGAACATCGAGAATTCATTCTTGTCCATGTCTTCATTCCCCTTCTGCTGCCCATCTGGCAGCCATGTCATAAAAATCGTCTAACTGCTGCGCCGTCTTGTTCGGTGCTTGATTTCTGACCCCAGACCTATTGGACCTATTGTCATACTTGCCTTCAAGCACCTTCGCCATGCTTGAGTCCTTGATGAGCCAATCAAAATCTGCTGACCAATTCCGGTCATTTCCGCCCTTCAAAAAGGCTGATGCCTCTGCTTTTTCGAACAAAGCTTTGAAGTCATCAAGGCTATACGTCTTCAATCGTGCCTTGATAGCTTTCTTTCTATCTTCGTTGATGACCTTGACAGAAGGGTACGAAATGCAAATTTTGTGGTACATACTAACAACTTGTTTACAAGTTGTAGTTATATTATTCTTTTCTTTTTCTCCTTCTGTATCTAGTTCTAGTTCTCTATCTTCTTCTACTTCTTCTTCTAGGGAGCTAACGTTAGTTTTACGTAAACCATTAACGTTAGTTTTACGTAAACCATTAACGTTAGTTTTACGTCGGTATTCATACAGTTTTTCGAGCCTTTCAGAATCAAACACCCCTGAATTTCTGTACCAGTCATCAAGATTTTTATTTCCCTTGCTTGCATTGCATTTTCTGCAAGCTGGAACAATATTCCCGATGGCATATGTGCCACCGTCGCTCACCGGTACGATGTGTTCCTGTTCCAAATCCTCTTTTGAACCACAATATGCACATTCGTGATTGAAATAATCAAGCACAGCCTTCCAATCATTCACCGACAGCCCATTTTCACAAAGCTTGTTGTTTCCAGTAAGTTTCTTTTGTTTCTTTCGGTACTCTTTCATATACTCTCGCATGTACTCATTTTTGCTTTCAATGCTGTCTAAATTCTGATGTTTTCCCCAGTTCGGAATGGTGATTACATCGTCAATAACCTCAATCATTCCGTATGCTGCGAAGGTACTCAAAGCTAACTGAACAGTTGATTCCTTACGCCGGAATATCGTTGCCAACATCTTGTCCGTGAAGGCAATCCGGTTGTTCATCATGAACACGCCAGAATTATTCATTTTGCCAGCTAAACACAGCAATTTGAACCAAATCACAATGATTGCATCAGCATCCGGCAAGCTCTCGATCAGGAGAATCTTCTCGTCATCGAAGATGTCTGTTGTAATCTTGATCCACTTGACATCACTCATCAGCATCACCCCTTTCAAGCATCGGAGACAGCGGCATTTCACCCAGTCTCAGCTTCTCTCTGTACGCATCGTACAGCTTCATCCAGTCATCTAATCGCATAGTCACAAGAATTTCTTTCCTGCTCTGCTTGTGGAAGACAGCCGGGAGAGGCTTCACACGGTTATTTGAGGCGTCATTTTCGGCCTGAGCCATCCACTCGTATAGTCTCATACGTTCCTGCATTTTGGCCTCGACATGGATGCCAGGAAGGCCGATTACGTCAGAAGCATCTCCGGTATTTCCGCAATATTGAGCTGTCCTTCTTGCATTTTCATAGCCGTAACTTTGAAAGATTTTGGACAATTCCCTCTCAAATCTGGCCCCTTTTTGCTTACTGTTCACCATAGTATGTAACATTCCTTTCGTTATTCAAAACGGCAGCTCTGATTCTATGAACCATGCAAAGGTCTTCATTGCCGACCTTGACATGATCCCATGAACACTTTTTACAATCAGGATATTTTTCGACAGAAAACCCATTTTCACACGATATCATGTCATCTTTCATTTTTCTCGTGACTCCGATGGTGCAGTCACACACTTCATTGATCTTCAGGTGTATAATCATCTCCATCATCCTCCTTATACCGTTCTGGCAGCGGCATCCAGGCATCTACAAAAAGTCCGTAAATTGAACACGGTTTGGTATCATTACCGATATAATAGGCACAGCCACTATATTTATCTACGACATATTGACCAATTTCGTGAACAGTAGCATTTGCAAAATTAAGAAGAATACGTTCACTGTAACCTTCTTCGTCAACTTCCGGCGGATTCTCAGCCGGGATCCACTGCATTTTCTTGTAGAATTCAACTGCTTTTTTGACGAATTCAAAGCAATCTTAATAACTTCAACAAGAACCTTTTGAATCTGATCATAAATATGATGGTCATCGATTCCAAAATGCGAATACAATATTGCAATGTCTTTCCCTGCCTCGAGCAGCTTCTCATTGTTCGACACCTCCTGAGCTGCCATTTGGCAGCTCGTTTATTTGTGATATGTTAAATGCACTGTCTTATGCATTTGACAGTATTGATTAGTTAACTTCCTTAAATTCTCCTTTTACAAGGCGATAGAACGTGTCTGCTTTTATTCGCTCTCCGTCTACATATTCCGTCTTGACACATAACGGAATAACTCGTTTCTTTTCTTTTGAATATTCCCATTCAGAAAGCGTGATCCAACTGCCTTTTTTTGCCTTAACAATAGAATTATGCCCAGCGCAGCAGATCACGGAATCTTTTCCTGTGCTCGAAATCTTCGCAGAGTAACCGGAAGAACCAATCTGCGCATAGTCACCGGATGAACCAATCTGCGCATAGTCACCGGATGAACCAATCTGCGCATAGTCACCGGATGAACCAATCTGCGCAGAGTAACCGGAAGAACCAATCTTCGCAGAGTAACCGGAAGAACCAATCTGCGCAGAGTAACCGGAAGAACCAATCTGCGCAGAGTAACCGGAAGAACCAATCTTCGCAGAGTCACCGGATGAACCAATCTGCGCAGAGTCACCGGAAGAACCAATCTGCGCAGAGTAACCGGAAGAACCAATCTTCGCAGAGTAACCGGAAGAACCAATCTGCGCATAGTCACCGGATGAACCAATCTGCGCATAGTCACCGGA